TGCACAAAGCCTAGCACGAAATAAAACAACCGCCCATGCTCAAGTTGTTCAGACTACGCCGTGAGGCGAACGAGCGAGGACGGTTGTCGTGGTGACGGAGAGTTTGTAGGAAGAACTTGTAAGTATTTCTTACAAGTTGCATCATACCCCTGACCCCATCAGTTCATCGTATGCGCAACCACATTACACGGTCGGCGGCGTGATCCGTGCGCCAAGTTTGTACAGCGCAGTTGCGATGATGTCCGCCGTGTCCTTCACCGCTTCCTCCGACAACTCGGGACGGCAAGCGTGCAGCATTTCGTGGATCGTGACATTGAGCATCGCCTTTGGTGCGAGCGATCGCCGTACGGTCATCATGGGCTTGCGTGCGGTCGGCAGATCGCACTCGCCCCAATTCGCCCTGGACTGCATCTCGGATGCCTTGACGAAGTCGAGCGACCATGTCCGATTGGCGATCTTTATGCGCATGTCAGATGTTATGACTGCTCTTTAAGAACCATGCCATAGTTGTTTACGCCATCAGGAATCGTAACGCCGCTCTTGCGAATTAGTTTGGTTCTTTGAAATGATGAGTAGTCCACATGGTGGTGGCATCGCCCATAGCGTGTGACCATGCGTGAGTATTGTGGATAGACATCGATCAGCATCTGCGACTTGGGGCGTGTCCCCTCGTGGTCATAGAAGTCTGCGCTGTTACCACCCTTGACAGTCTGTGTCGCAGCCTTGTTCTGGAGGAATGCTTGGAACAGTATGGTGGCATAGCCATTGGTCAGTATGTCAAGCGAGAGGATGGTGTCCTCGTTGTATCTGCCACGCCACCTGAATGGGATGTCGTTGCGGATAAGGATGCACGAGTACACCCTCGTGTTTGTTCTGTACGGTGCTTTCTCACGGCGACCACCGCCTGCAAAGAATCGATACTCAAACCCAGCCTGCACAACATTCTCGTATCTTTCCACGAAATCCTCGGCGGCTGCAAACATTGCGCCGCTGTCAACTTTAATGCGTTGGTTGCGATTGAGTCTGACAAACCCATTGATGTTGTCGTCTAACACCCAGTGCCATGTTGCGCCGTGGCGCAAGAGTGCGTGATCCCAGCAGAAGTTTCTGGCTGCTCCAGGGCCTTTACTTTTTGTTGCTCCAAGATTGTCGAGCGTTTCGTAGTCGTCAAGGTATCGCTGATCAAGCACAAGGATTTTGCTCTTGCGAATCACCGAAGCATACTTGTCATACTCAGCCTGCTCAACCACGATGTAGTACGGCACACCCATTTCATCTAGCGCACGAGCGGTGAGCCTGCTGTCCCACCTACCCTTGCTGACAATGTATATGGGGTGTCTAGGATTCATGCGTGTACACCTGACGCACTGTCACTGGTGGCGGTGGATAGAACAGGCTCTTGGTGGTTGGCAGAATGCGTGAGCCGACAAGCGCAGCGAACGCATGCATGTCAGCGTATGAAACAAAGTGAACGGTCACAGACATGACAGCCTCAGCGCACGGCTGTTCAAACTCAGGCATTCCTTGCCACTCTTGTCTCCACAACTTTTCTAATGGGAACAAAGTTTCTTGATCTTTGCGACTCATGGCTGCTCCATCAACTTCTTGCAGTACCGCACCGACTCTGCCATATCCGCTCGTGCGTTCTCTCGCATCTCGATCTGCAGATGTGGCGTGGTCAGCACGACCTCGGCGGTCCGTGTCATGTCACGGAGCGCACTGGTCAACTCGTTGTAGTTGTTGATTCCTGCGGCCTTGAGTTGCGTTCGCAGGTGTCCGATCTCGGCTGCAGAGTCACGCAGCGACTGCGCCACTCGTGGGTTGCGAGTGATGGCAGCCTCGAAGTTGAGCCAGGTCATCAGGTCGATGCCCGACGAAGTTGGGAGATCCTCTTGCATTCCGCCTCGCTTTTCATTTTCGCTTTGAGTTTCATAATTGCACCAACGCCGATTGCCTGCGCACGCTCGGGTGAGATCGGATCGTGCGGGTTGCGCAGAGAGTACATCCGTGCAACCTGGTCATACGGTGTGAGTGTCTTATCTCGGTTTGAATCGCTCATGTTTCGCATCCTGCGTTTGTGTGCGTTCGAGTTCGTCCCGTTCGAGTTGTGCCACTCGTGCGGTGAGCGCAGCGAGTTTCATCTGCAGCGCAACAAGTTCGACTGCGAGCACGGTCTGCTTGCAGTCGGTCTCGAGTTTGTCGTGCTTGGACCTGATCGACTGTGCGAGTTCATCGGCGGTCATTGCGTGCCACCCTTCAAGAACGCAGGATCAGCGACCTTCAAGACCTTGGCGGCCTTGCCGGTCTCGAGCGACTGGACGGTCGTGGTCAAGAACAACTCGTCGAACTTTGCCTGTCCGATGAGTTGCTTGACTGCGCCGTTCTTCCACGGGCTCGAGCAGAGCACGCCGAACTCGCCAGTCGTGAGTTTCATCACATCGCCACCGCTGGACTCGAGGACTGCTTGCAGGATCATCGTGTCATCGATCGCCTTGATCTTCTTCTCCGTGCCGACATACCACCTGCGACCGTCGACGAGTTCGATGTCGTGTCCAGTTGTCTCGATGTGCTCGATGCAGGAGAGTTCGATCAGTTGGAGGAGTTCACGCAGTCGTGCCTGCGCAGCCTTTGCTGCGCCGTGAAGTTCACGCAGCTGGTCCGCTGCGAGGATGCTGCCGACGGTGATGGTGTTGAGTTGTTTTTGCATTTCTGTGATCATGCGAGTTCTTTCTGTTTGCGTGTTTGGAGTTGATGTGTGACGAATCCGACTGTGGCTGGTCGCCACTGACTGATGTCTGATGAGAGTTGATCCTTGCTCATGATGCCACGAGCACGAAGTGCGCCGACTGCCTCGGCGATGTCTGCTCGAGGTTGTGCCTTGAGGAAGTGCACGAGTGAGTCTTGCTCAATGACCTGCGAGAAATTGCGCACTCGACCGCCAGTGCTTGCAGCGAGAGCGGTTGCGCTCTTGAAGTCCGGCGCATCGGTCGAGAACTTGTACGGCAGTCCCGTGTGCTTGGATGGTCGTTCAAAGTCCACCCACCACTTGTCGGCTGAACGAGTCGCTCCGCTTTCAAATTTGCGGTTGCTGTCAACGATGCGGTCGTATGCAGAGATGAACCACTTCAACTCGGGTTGATGCGATGAGAAGTTCACCTTGACTTCGTCGATCGCCTGGTACAAGTGGTTCTGCATCAGACCTGACAGATGCTTCTTGAAGATCGCTCTCAACTCGTTGCCCTCATCGCCCCACTGTGCGTTGGGCCACATCTGCCTGATTCGGATCTCGTTGTGTTGCCATGTTCGTTCTTCCATGTTGAACTCCTTTCAAAAGTTCGACTCGGTCGGTCTCTGAACTGGTGGCAGATTACCACCGTCCTCTCGTGTGCGTGCGAACCAATTTGCGATGAACCGCAACCAGTTCGTCTTGTGTGCTTTGGTTGGGTTGGCGAGTAGCCACATATGCATCCTTGCCAGCGTTGTCTCGACTGCGCAGTTGGGATATGCGAACTGCCAAGTGATCTTGTGTGAGTCGGTTACATTTTGAAACCCACTGACAGCATCCCAAGTGATCCCGACGACCTGCCTGCGAGCACGCTTCGAGCGTGGCTCGAGGCTATCTGAAAATTGTTTGGGTTCAGGTACATGTAAAGGTGAAGGTGAAGGTGAAGGTGAAGGTGAAGGTGAAGGGTTGAAGTTTGGTTGCGGTTTCGTTGATGGTTCCGTACCAACGGGCGTACCAACATGCGTACCAACGGGCGTTAAACGAGCGTTCAGTCTTCTGGCTTCCGCACTCGCCAAACCAGCCGCACTATTCTTCGTAGAAATGTCGATCATCTCAGAGCGTCCATCCTCCTGACGAGGGTTCCTGCGCTTGCCGTCGGAAGCCAGAGGAAACTTTGATTCAAGAGTTCCCCATACATCCTTGATGTCAGGGTCGATTAGGAAGATCCTTTTGGGGTCGGCAGGAAGCCCGTCTGACTTCCACGATTGACACAGGAGGATTATGTACGCACCCCGTTCTGTCGCTGTCCAACCTGCAGTTCCGTCTAGGAAGTCCGTGCAGTAAAACGCCACCCATGGTGCTGAGTTCGTTGGTTTGTTTTTCATAGTATCTCCATCGTTTCAATAGGCTTCGTTTTATTTCCATTGATCTCAATCCAACATACCTTGCAGAAATAAAGGAATTTGTGTCGATCGTCGTATATCCCACGATTATTGGTGTAATCAGCAATTTCAAGCGCACGAACAACAGAGATCTTTTGAAGTATTTTGGTCATCCCGAAGAACCAGTCATTTCTGACCTCATTGACCTCAAACAGCGTCGCAAACACTTTGCATGCGTCCAAATGTTCACGGTCTCGTTTTGCCTGAAGCACCGCCGCATATCCAGCAATCTGCGCTTCTGATTCTGCAATCCTCTCCGCTCTTGATGAAAGCGACTCTGGAATCACAGCAAGAGATTTTGCGGCCTTTCCTCTATTGCAATCAAAGCAGGCGGTTACAAGGTTTTCCTCAACACTAAGACCGCCATCCTTCACTGGAATAATGTGGTCAATTTCGAGGATCACACCAGGCGGAGTTCTGCTGCAATACTGACAGGCGAAATAGTCTCGCTTAAAAATATCAAATCGCAATTTATTGTTGATCGCCTTGCGTTTCGGCTTCGGTTTCACCTCTGGTGAGCGTGCGGATTTTTTCATTGATTCCCTTTCGATATCAATCGACCCCGCCTGCAAGTCTGGAAAATGTGTACCAAATGCCAAGACATTGCAAGCGGGGTCGAAAGATATAAAAAAAGAGTTGCGGCATTTGGTACGCCCCCATAGTACCCCCATTCGTGCATCCATGTTGCGACATTCAATTTATTTGCAGGTCCGTGCATTGGTTCTTTCTTGATGCTTTGGGTCGAGTGCGAACTAGCCCGTATTCAGATCCGCACCCGACCCTCGGCGTTGTCATTTCAGCCGTGCGAAGACTACCTTCAGCCACCGTTGGCGTTGCGACTCCTCGAGGTCGATCCACTTTCGGCGCAGATTCCACGCCTTGTCACGGTTGATGTGCAGGAGTTTCCCGACATCGACGACTCGCATATCCGTGAACTCGAGCAGAGCGGCGAGCGTGCGAGCGTTGCGCCTGGTCTCTGCTCGCACACCTTCCGAGCCCTCTCCGAACGATTCCCGCTCCAGCTTGTCGCAGGCGGCGAGAACGATCGACGGCGGGAAGTTCGTTTCGATATCGCACCAGCCGCTGCCCGTGTGCTTGCGTGCGAGCCTGCCTGCGTACTTGCGCTTGGGCTTGCGCTTGACTTCAGAACGGGATCTCATCGTCGCCTCCTGCGTACTCGGTTGCGGACATCGGCATGGTGGACATCTTGATCGACTTGATGTCTAGCCCGTACTGACCCGTGACATAGGTGATCTCACAAGGGCAGTTGAGGTTCATCGTCTCGCAGGCACACTCGCCGTCCGATGCAGAGAAAGTCGTTCCATATGTGAGTTTGCCGTCAATCCCTGTCCATCCGATACGGTGCTTTGTGTATGCACGACCGTTCTTGCCTGTGCCCTCGTCGACCTTGTAATACTCGACGATCGCCTGGACTGCAGAGGTGGTCGATGTCGCCGTCTGAACTGGTTGGGCAACTGGTTTGTGCGCCACGGATGGCGCATTGACGGCAGGCACAGATGCTTTCTGCGCCACGGGTGGCGCATTAACAGCGGGCGGAGATACCGGCGGAGGAATGTACGGTCGTGGTGCAGGTGCTGCCACTCTTGCATTTGCAGGAGTGGAGGCTGCATTTCCGTCATCGTCCTCGGTTGCAGTGACACCGACGACTGCAGCCAGTGCGTATCGACGCAAGTAGGTGAGCGCACTGCCGAGGCCTTGCGGATCGTCCTTCTGCGACCTTGTGGTCACGATTTCGCTGATGTACTCGCCGCTCGAGTGGAGCAGCATCGTGCAGAGTCCTGTGCGACCGACATCTCCATCGCAGGGGAACTGCACGATCGATAGACCGTTGGCGTTGAGCGGTCCACGACAGGCATCCCATATCGATGCAAGATCTGCGTAGTGCGACCTAAAGTGCGGGTTGGTTGCGTTCTTGCTTGCGGGCTCGATTTGCAGTTGCGCCTTCGCAAGTGCGCCTGCAAGTGCTGCGATACTTTCTGAATGCTTCATTTCTTGTTGCCTTTCTTGTTGTTTTGATACTTGAGGTCGACACCACATTGGTTGTCAACCGACTCTGAACTACCGACAATGTACACGATGCATACGATTAGTGCGCTGACGAGCAAAATAGAAATCATTTGGTATTTTCCTTTTCTGTAGTTTTTTTGTCATCGATCTTGACTTCGACCTTGACTTCGACTGGTGCGGGTTGGGTTGCGTACTTCGAGCGTGGGAAAAGAGTCTCGAGGATGCGCTGCAGTTGTTCGGGTGTAGTTGTCATTTCGTGCCTTTCGTAGTGTCAATGCCCCATGCTGCACCTGCCAAGAACGCCTCGGCGAGTGCTTCTCTGATCTTGATGCGGTTGTACTGATCGACTGGATCTTCGTCGAGGTTGTCGATGTCTGCGATGGCGAGATGTCGCCAGGCGATTGAGCCGAGGATCTCGTTCACGAGGACCTGTGGAGTTGTGGTGATGGATGGCTTCACTCGATCTCCTCCGTTGCTTCAAAGATGAGATCGATGAGATCCACGACAAGGTCTTGATATACCGACAGTCTGTCTCTATTTTTCACGAGCGATGGCGGCCGCAATTTAGCCTCGAATTTGCGAACGATATCGATGACTGCCTCCATTGATTCTGGTGCTGATTGCTTGATTACTTTGCGTTGCTTCATCCGATCACCTCGCCGTCGCATGGTCCGCCGACCATCGTGATCGATGCGTTGTGGAATTCTTCTGTGTCGACTGGCTCGCTCGTGCGTGCGTCGATCCACTCGATGCCGTCTTGGCTAATCCACGATTGACCAATGATTTGATATCGATTGCCAATCGCTGTCCATCGTGCTGAAAATTTCAAGGTGTACCAGTCTTCTTCGGCAGTGATCATCTCGGGCAATTTGCTTTTCGTGCGTTGAGGCGAGACCTCAAATCCGCCACTTGATTCGACCGACTCGATTGCTCTGTCGATGTGCTCGAGCGTGTGCACTGATTCGAGGCACACTGTCTCGAGCCAAAACTTGAGTTGATCAACGCCGTGCTTTGATAAATTTCTTTCCATTGTGTTTCCTTTCTTTGTTCAGTCTTCGATTGCGGTTTCGACGAATGTCGCAACAAACTTGCACAGGATTGTTGCCCGTTGCTTGACCGTGTAACGCTTCCAAATCTCTGCGTATGAGAGACCGAGTTCTTCTTCGGGCAATTGTGATACTGATCGAGTCCACGATGGTGCGTGGAAATTGTCAGCGACGAAATAGTCCATTGTGCCACCATCAATGAATCCCAGCGACTCCATCACAGGAAAAAGCGCAGAGTCCATATCTGCGTTTCTTGCTGATGCCTTGATTGTCTCAATGAGATTCTCCGATGCCAACTCATACGATCCATCGTCTGTGTCCACGATGAGCATTCTGTTTCGATGCAAATCCGTCTCAAGAGTGATGATCATCTCGTCAATCGCTTTGACGATTGTTGAGCCTTGATTCTTGGCGATTTGCTTTGCGACCTGAAGCACGGTTTTCTTTACTTTTGACATTGTGTTTTCTTTCTGCCTTTTCGGCGGTTGTCTGAACTCATGAAGTATGACACCTATATCGACCGCCGTCAAGTCTATGTACAACTTTTCTACAAATTTCTTACACACTCCCCACACGATCCAATAGCACACCCACGACCACCCACAGTATTTGCCAAATAATGCGTACGGCATCTCCAGCCGTCCAGATCTGACGGGCTAGGATCGCCTGTGGTGCGTTTCTAGGGTATGGGTGGTGTCTGTAGTAGTCCGTGAAACGGACGCTTCAGGATCGATCGTAGTAGAAAAGGGCTCGGCGGAGGTATCTAGTCAACGCCGAGCCCCGATCAAGAAAGTTCGTTACTGCGGAGGCGGAGCGATCGGCAGCGCAACAGCTGCGGGATCGACCGTCAGATCCCACAGGTTCTTCGGACAGGTTGATTTGAGGATTTTCGATTTTACTGACAACGAGGTGTATTGGTTGACTTGACAGCCACACGCCTTGCAGTGGCCGATCTGTTCAGGGTTAGCAAGCGACAAAAGGAAATGCACGCACGCATAGCAGGTGTCGAGTCGCTCGGCCTGTAACTCGTCCGATGCAGGCTTTTCAAAAACCTTGCTTGCCATCGCCTGGATAAAACTTACGGCACGAGCAACGAGTGCCGGTGGAGTCGCATCGTTTATTTTTTTCTTGTACTCGTTAGTCAATCTTTCGATGTACTGTTCTTCAGTTTCGCCTTCAAGTTTTGGCGTGTTGACAGTTTTGGCTTCCTGCTGCTTGTGGTTCGTTCCCGTGTTTGACGGAAACGCAGGCATTGGTGCAGCGTCACTGTGCATCATGGCGTACAAATTTTTGTCGTTGATTTCCATGCCTTCTGCTTTTAGTTTTTCTGTTGCGTCTCTTGAGTTCAACTTAAAATCTCCCATGTTGGATATGCGCCGCCCTGCTGACCACCACAGTGTGGCGCACAATGAGGTACTCCATTACTCGTGCAAGACGAGAATAGACATCCCGCACTATATGCGCAGCCACTTTCTCCAGGAGCACCTGGATTACCTTCCCAATTTCGTGCAATTCCGTCATCAATGTCTTTATTGTAACGACTCCAATAGTACGGCGGATCAAGTATGTATCCCGCTTGACACTCACCGATGTAAGACGAGCGGCTGTAGTTGTATGATTCAGATCTAGTACAGATGGGTATACAACCACAACAAGTTGGATCGCCACCCGAAGGGGTGGTAAAAGGACCAGTATCGGGACAATGTCCCTTGGAAAAAGCACACTCACCTGCGTAATCTATATCACCTCCGCAACCATTTGATGGGCCGAAAGGATTATTACCCGTGGCATCGACACAAGGAGTAGGACCTCCACAATTATTGGACCCAACTGATGCGAAACCAGCACCTGATCCGATGCGATTCATGTTGTTTAGGCACATTCTGAAAGCGTATCCGTAACGATACTGCCCAGACCACGCAAATCGGGTGTCGTCAATTTGCGTTGATCGAAAGAAATCAGAGTTGTCGGGGATTTCAATTCTTTCTGACTCCTCGCACGGATTGATATAAGAATTCACCTGTATGGAGTCGCAAAGGTACTTTGGGCCCACAACTGCTAACCCGTCATCGTCCGCACCGTCAGCAGTCATCTGCGTGTATTTACCCGTGATCCTGTTCAGGCAACTTTGTGGCACTCGAAGTCCCATCCAATGTTCGCTCGGTGGATTTTCCACTGAATTGCGCTGATCTTTGATCAGCGGATTCCCAAGAGTGTCTACGCAGTAGTAAGCAATCCACTCATGGATATGGACTGGCGTTCCGTATCCACGCCAAAAAAATTCGTACTCAATTTCAGGAATAACACCGTGCGCAGGAACTGTGATTTTTATTTTCAGTTCGGCCCAATACGATGGTGCTTCGGATGCTAAAACTGGATATGTCCCGCACTGTCCAGGAGGTCCAGTTCTGAATCCGTCTTGTAGGCAGACGCTTGCAACCGTTCGATCAGGCGCATACATACATTCGGCACTACCGGTGCCGTTGCCAAACTGGCAAAGAGGCGCAAGGTAAAAGTATGCGTAGATACTGGGATACATTTCAATATCTGATTCGACATATTCGATCGGGTTCGTGTTTGGTATTGCATACTGCTCAAACCACAGGACTTCTTGAAAGTGCAGTATGAGTCTACAGTCGAGGACGCAGCCCGCAGGTTGATCATCGTGCGGCTCGATCACGAGCGCATCCTGCACCACAGGATTGTTTGTAGTGTACTGCGGGGCATAGATATCAAGCACAGTTACATACTCGTTTTCTGATCCACCCCATTTGTCAACGGACAAACCAAGCTGTGAAAGTTTTCCGATTGGGTTATTGTCTTCTCCTGGATGGCTATCGCAAAAACACACGCCGTATTCGCCACCGCAACTTCTCTCCAAACATTGTTTATTGTGGACATTGGTTTGGCTAACTACAACCGTATCGGTGCAAAGGCACGAAGCCTCGGGGTTGCTTTGTTGCGCACCTTCATCGTTACAAATCAAACTCTTGCAATTCGCCACCTCGCAACCTGCGCACGCTTCGTCAGATCCCCATGTTGCATCGCAGTATGAGAGGTTCTGCAAACCGTGCTGACCGTAAGACGATACAGGTACAGCGCAGATGCCGTAATACCAGTTGTCTTTTTGTCCTTGATTTGAGTCTAAATTTAGAAAAGTTCCACTCGAAGTGATGCATCCATAATCGCAATTGGCTGCATTCCAAAAACTGTCATTGTCAAGTGAATTGCACGAAGGGGCAGAAGAAGTAACGTAGTCAGGACAATTGATGTTGCAGTTTTCATCATCGTATATGCCGTTCAAGTGGATGTCTCTCCAATCAGTCTCGATATTGATTGTGATGCCACACGACCAGCCCTTCAAGAACGGGTGATACAAGTACGGTGCAGGTCCGCAGCAACAGCCGTGCGAGATGAGACCAAGCAAACCACTCACGGCACGCTGCAATCTGCGCTGACTGGCGCAACGGAGTAAAAGTAGAACGCTGTTCCTGCGGCCGACTCGAGTACATGACTCTGATGCATGATCACCACTGTACCCGTTCCTGCACCTCCTACCGGCAATTTCAACTTCGTAATCGTCGCAGCTGCACCGTTAAGTACTTGACCGTGCCCCCAATCGCCCGAGCCGCCCCACGAAACTCCGTTGACCGTCAACGCTGCTGTTGATCCTGGCGTTGATACTCGGTTCATCTCGTAGAGATTTGTCGCCTCGGTTTTATCTGCAGTCGTTCCTTCAATTTTTCGAGATAGTCCTGTCCATTCGTACCGACCTTCGCCCTCAACGCCCACAAGCGTAGTCAGCCGGGCAAGAAATGGTGTGACAGCCTGCATCGGCGAGATGCCATACATCATCGAATATTTCGAGCCACTTCTGACTGCAATGCGAGTCAGCAGGACGAGATCGTTTTCGGCGTATCTGCGGTACGGCGCAAAGTCAATTGCAGGATAGTGTGAGTCAGGCGCAGTCAATGTCACCTGATCTGTGTAGTCGATGCCACGTGCGCCTTGCAAATCTTGAAAGCCTACACCGCTGCCTGTTCCTGCAGAGCCGTAGGAGATGTTGATCTCTGACCAGTCATAGACATAGGTTTTGATCAGTTGACCCTGTCCAGTGTCTTGCAGTACGCCTTGCACAGCGTCAGGAAGCAAGCCAATAATGTTGGCAACAAATGATTCACGGATCGCACCTGCGTACGGATCTCTCCTGTCGTTCTTTCGACCTTCGAGATTTTCAATCGATGTGAACGCCTGATTCAACGCTCGATAGTCGAGTCGACCGACGCTGCCACTCGTGAACCGTGGCAGTTTCATGCCGACAGAATTCCGAACTGAAGATTGGCTGTGGCTGTTGCACTAATTGCAGAGAACGATGTCGTGACGCATCGACCCATCGCAAATTCACCTGGTCGAAGATTGAGGAATGGGAAAGTTGTTCCCGCTGCAGTCGCTGCACACGACGAGACTTTGATTGATGGATCAAATGTGACACTGGTGCTTGTCGACAGATTGCGAAACCAGTAGTACCCGCCAGCGACAATGTCAACTGGTGCTTGCAAGTCTTCGATCGTTGTGCCGATTGCCTGCACAATGTCTCGCCCTGTGATCGTTGCCATGTCAGGCGAAATCGCATTTGGACGAAATGAAAGTTGGTAGTTGCCAGACGATGCTGCGATGTTGAGTTGGATGTTGAGTTCATCTGCCATTTTTATAGTCCTGTAAAGTATTGCGAAAGGTTGCTGAAGTTTGTAAAGTATGGAAAAGGCTGCTTGTAAAAGACCTGTTTTGCTGAACCCTTGAGTATGCCGCCGCTTGCCGAATTTGCCAAAATCGGTGATCCGTTGTTGCCACGCACTGGATACTGCACGCAGTGCAAAGCCTGATCGTAAACAAAGCGATATTCAATTGAGTTGCGCCCAACTTCGGGAATGTTCTCGCAGTTGCAGCCTGTGAATAGCAATGTGCCAAGCGAGTAATTTAGAAATGTCCCGTTGTTTCTTGTGCCGATTTGTGACGAGATAGCCTGTGCACTTGGCAGGGCCGAATCAGTAATCAAGATGGTGATCTCTTGGCGATGGACCAAGACCGACAATGGGATTCCCGCAACATCCATTGAGTCACCTGCGATGTCTGTTATCTGTGTTGTATTTGCGGCTGCAGCCTGCATCGTCGCCACACCAGCAAATGACCGATAGAGATCCTGAAACTGTGCGGACATTGACAGCCGAGCAGTTCGATACCCAACTTCGTTTGGTTCGAGCAGCGGAGAAGTGGGGTTGTTAAATCCAGCCTGCGATCCGATCTCGGCTCGATAGCGCATCGTGACTTGCCAAGTCGAAACTGCACTCGGATCTTTCGTGATCGAGTAGTCAAAGGCAAGCATGTCGTACGGAAGTGTGGAATCGTTGGGGTAGTTCTCGTATTCGCCTGGCAAGCTTGTTCCGAAGAGCGCAACGACATCGCCTTCGGTTGCTGCGTCGACGACAACAAACTTTCGCTCTGCTCGGGGCTTGCCCTCATTGTTCACATATTGTCGACTGCTATTTAGTTCGTAGACATCGCTCATTGGAACGCCTTATTTTCTTTTGTGAGTCGGACCTGTTCGGCAGTTGCTATCTCGATCTTTTCGAGGCTTGCCACTTGTTTCTCTGCAAGTAACATTGCCTGTGCGCCTGCGCCTGCTTGCACAAAGTTGAACTGACCGAGCGCAGTTTGTCCGCTGTTGATCATGCCACGAGCGGCCTGATTTGCCAATTCATCGACACGACCGATCTTGCTGATTTGTGCCTGCGCTTGCTTGTTCGCATCGATGATGTCCTGTTGCGCCTGGAATGCTGCGTCGTACTCATCTTTCTTCTGCTTCTTGAAATTTGCAAGAACCTCTAGAGCAAATTTTGTTTGCTCTGCTTCTGCTTTGTCTTGAGCAGTCTTTTTTGCAGCATCGGCCTTGGCATTATTTTCTGCTTCAATTTTTGCTAGATCGTCTATGCCAGTTTTAGCGGCTTGCACTTTTTGCGCATTAAATGCCTTGACAAGATCAAGACTCATCTTTTCAATCCTTTGTTCTTCAGCCAATCGAGTTGATGCGTAATCTCTCCTTCGATCAGCCAAAACTTTATTTATTTCATCTTCGTTGACAATCTTCCCATTGCTTGCCATAGTGCTTTTTGCGTTCGCATCTCTGTCAGCAACGGCTGCTTGTATTGCGTTTGCTTCTGCAGATGCAGCCTTTTGTCGCAACAACTTCTTGTCATCTTCGATCTTCTTTAGACCTGCGTTCGCATCTTCAATTGTTCTTTGTGTGTTTAATTTTGCTTGTTGTACTGGATCGGCTTTTGCGGCCATGTCTTCAGTTTTTCTCGTCACGACTTGCAAAGTTATTTCGCTCGCCTTTGCAATGTCATGGAAAGCCCGAAGAAATGAATCTGCAACAGCAGCCGCTCGATCATGTGCAGCCGCAGCAAGTCGATCCATTCCGTAGATCATTTCGTCAAGGATTGCAACCACTGTTCCAACGACTGGAATGCTCTTTGCGCCGTCGATGATCCCTTTGGAAATATCCATGCCGATCTGTTCGCCGCTTTTGCCTGCGTTGACTCCTTGCAGTGCAGTCAAAATTCCGTTGCCAATTACATTTGACACCGCACCCATAGCCAAGCCCTTAACCATATTTCCCACCATCTTGTCGACAAACATGCTGCCGCCTTGCTCGCCTGTCTTGCCCATGGTCACGGCACTCTGATTGATCTTGGCCTCGGCAACCTTCAAGCCCGCATCGAGTTTGTCGAGTTTTGCCGTGATCTGTACTTCAAGTGTCGGATTCATTGCTATCTCATCCTACGCATGCTCTGTGTTTGTGCCTCTGCGTTGCGCACGAGGAGCGCACTCGTTGCGTGCGCAATCGCAAGCAGTCGATCCACCGGCAACTCCATCGGATCAGTCGAGCCGGGAGCGTAATGAGAAACAAATGCGGCGAGCGAATGCCAGTCGAGGTCGCCGCTCCCCGCTGTCATTTTGGGCTTGAGGACTCCGCATCGAGATCGATGCCGAACAAGGCCAGCGCAGTCGACACAACGACCTCGGGTTGCATCAACGCAACTGCCTCGCTGCCGTCAACCTTCGCCTTCTTGCAGGCGTGTTCGATGACCTCGAGCGCACCTTCGAGCGTTGCGCCGTGCTGTATGGCAAGTTGCGTCGTGCGATCTCGCAGGTCGTATATCGCCTTCATGGTCTCGACCCGCTGCGCCGAGTCAGCACGGGAGTCCTCGAGCATCTCCTGTGCTCGGTTGTGCAGTGCGTGCCATCTGCGTTCTCCGATCTCGATGTAGTCGTTTGCAGAGAGACATGAGAGCATGTGACGACCGATTGCTACCAGGCGGGCTTTTGGTTTGTTGGTTTCCATCGTGCGAGTTCCTTTCGTGTTTTGATAGTAACACGCACGAGATCACGCCTCAACGATGGCGATATGTTTTCGGAGAGCATGACAATTTGCAGCGCATCCTTGCGGTCCATTGCGCCGACCCATCGACCGTACTGCTTGCCACGATAGACAAACTCCACTCGCAGGTCATCGGGAGAATCTTTATGACCTGCGAATGGACTGAACGAATCGATCATGCAGTCCAAGTAGTCGTGACGGCACTAGCGAATGATGCTTGAGTAGAAGCGATCGCAAAGTTTGCGCTAAAGGTTGCCTCGCCATCGACTGCAACGCCGACTGTGAACGAGTCGATTATCGCCTTGAACACAAGCGTGTTGCCAGTTTCTGCAGTCAAAGTAATGTCTGCTGCAGCAGTGTTTCCGCTGAATGCAACGGTCGGAGATGTTCCGTTGTCGAGCGATCCAGTCATCGAGCCCGTAACATCAATAATCCCGATTGCACGATTGCGAGTCGCATTCGTGAAACCTGTAATGTCAGTCGTTGCCCGTGTGAAATTTGCTGTCCAAGACTTGATGATTCCACCGATTGCGCCTGTGATGGCGATGTTGCCGTTGACTCCACTGATTCCTGCCATTGTGATTCTCCCTTAGGTTTGTTTCGTTGCGAAAATTCTGTATGTCGTGTCGATGACGATCGAGTCTACATTGATCGTAGGCACTCCCCGTGAAAGGCAGATCGATTCCACGGTCGAGTATGAGGCTGACGATGGTGTCATGCTCGCCTTCTGCAAAAGCAGGAACAAAGCGGCCTCGGCTGCCATCGCCGTGACCACGGATGAGTCAGGCTTAAAGTAGAAGGTGAATGCGCAGTCGAGCGTGTGCATCGACTGCGTTGCCGATGACATGAATGTCGTGGTGTCCTCGTTGCTGATCGCATAGACGAGGAGCGGCATGACCGTGCCTTGCGGACCTTCGAGTTGAAAGATCTTGCCGCCGACAAGGTTGTACACCGTGCCAGCAGTTGTGACTGCAACCAACTTGTTGTAGATCGTGGTGAGGATCACTTGGCTCATTGCGCTGCCCTCATTGCTCGAGTTTGCATTCTCTTGATCGATCGCTGCATCTGATCGCTGATAGTTCCTGCAACGCTCGGACGAATAACCTCAAGCGATGGTGCAATGAATGGTCGAGCCTTCATGCGTCCGCTTGGCGTGCCGTATTCGAGCCACCTCGGAATGCGTGCATCCTTGTTCACGCCTGCGACAAGTCCTGTCAGCACGATCGATGTTATGCCAGTGCCTGCAATATATTGTGGCTTTGACTGCACCGAGTTACGAAGCGTGCCTGTGTCGACGGCAGGAGGTTCACCTGGTGCGGACCGTGTGCGAAAAGAGCCCTTGCCTTTCGAGCCTCCGAAATATCCTGCGCCTGTGCCTTTCTTGCTCAATCTTTCTCGCAGTTCCCTTTGCAGTTCGATCATCGCAATTTTTAAGCCACGCTCGATGCCCTCAATGTTTGCCGAGATGATGTCAGCAGCAGAAAAGTTGTGGGATGCGCTCATGACTCGCCCTCAACCGCTGTCAACGCAAGAATGAAATATGCCATCGTGTCAGGACCGCTACGCATATCGGGTCGGCGGAATCCCGTGATCTCATACATGATCGATGGATCACCACCGACGAGCCGCTGTCCAGTTGCCAAGCTCGACCCGTCGACGGCATTAACATATGCCGTCAAACCTGTCGATGCACGGATCGAACCGTTGACCATCGACTCATTCGGCGTTTGCGGCTGCAGATACACCGTGATGATCGTCGCCGATGCTGTATAGACACGTGTATATGCGCCGCCTGCATCGACGCTTTCTGCTCGTGTGTGGATCGTCAGGCTCTGACCGAACTGTGCGATGAGACTGTCAACGCTCATCGGATCTCTTTCCAACTCCCGAGCATGTCCTCCATCATCGCCCTCGATGAGTCCGCACTCGCCATCGAGTACGAGTAGTCGCCGAGCGACTCGCTCTGCAGCGATGTGTCCGCCTTGCGGCTCAAGTACATCGTGCCTGCGATGACCAAGCACGCTTGGTGGATGTCGTCAGGCACGGTTGTATATCCTGCGGAGTATTCGATCAGCGTTGACTGCAGCGCACTTGGGAATCGTGCGTGATGTTGCCCCATCGTCGGGAATGCGTCCTGACGGATCGTGACGATGCCGAGATACGAGTCGTAGACAAACTCGCTCGAGACATTGACACCTGTCAGCACCACGGTCGCCATCTTGATATCTCCACCGGCTCGAGGATGCAGCTGTGCGCACCGCATCGCAGTCGTGACCGTTGCGCTGTAGCCCGTGATGCCGTTGATCGCAGCGGCAAGCAAGGTCGTTGTGGGATAAGTTGCGAATGTCAGCGTGTCAGTAGTCGTCGTTCCACCGCTGGTCGTGCGAGTCAGGACTGCACATGGTGCGAGCACGCCGTTTGCAACTGTGCCGAGCGGATCGGTGTTGATCGAGATCGTCAACCGCACATCGCTTGCAGTTGTCGATGCGATCGTGAGCGCAGCGGCAAGTCCTGTGTACACGCCGACGACATTGTTGATCGGATACTGCTTGACCTTGACGCTGCGGACATCGTTGCCGCCATACCACTCAAAGTAGTTTCGCACCTTGATCTGCCGACCGATCCACCGCTCGATCTTCGCCGTTGCGTGATCAATGTATTGCTCGAGGATCGTGTCGTATGTGCTGACCGTGATGCCGAGGTGCGCCTTGAGTCCTGCGAGTGTCGTTAAAGCGTATGTTCCTACTGCCATAATTGATCCTATGCAGGCGGTGCAATTTCGGGCGGTTGATCTTGTGGTCCGTTGCGCCAACCCTCACGGCTCTTGACATACCACGGCTTGCCTGATCGCAGATAGTTGTGCGTTGACTGGTGCAGCGACTGCAACTTCGGTCCAGGCCATGTTGCGACTGTCTCGATGTGACCGATCGAGACTTTAGGTGTCACACCTATCTTCCAGTTCGCCTTCTGCGTTTGTTTCCAAAAGTGGATGTCGTCGTCGATCTTGTCGCCTTCCCAGTCGCCGCTTGCATTTGGCGTTGCAAGAAACCACGGCTTGGGCAACTTGCGCAGCGAGTCCATGCGAATCAGTGTGAGTCCAAAGTGCATTGATGAGACTTCGAACCAGTCCTGCTGCAGGTCTTGCGTGTTGATGCGTCGAGGAATCCAGTTGGTCGACGCAACGCAAAGCGGAGCGAGACGCTCACGACCTGACTGCAGCGGAGCGAGCGCATCTAAATTTTCACGAGTTGCTATCTCGACCATTGCGACCACGTCTTTCCAGTCGAAGAGAGAATCGTAATCGATCGTCAGAGCCCACTTGATGCTTGTGTCCTGTGCGTGCATTGAAAGAATGCGCTGCATGCCTTGCCCGTAAAACACGCCTGATGAGTTCGTGATCTCGATGCCGAGTGCGCTCGTGATCTTCTGACAGC